CCGACACAGTAAGGCGAATCAAACCCGTTGACCTCTTTGCCAATGGTACTGCCTTCTTCTCACTTAAAGAGTTTTATAAGTCTGAAATTGTCGACTGGATCAACTACGTTGGTCCGACCGCTTTTCATTCTTATTCCTCTTCAGTGCATCCTCATAAGAGTCAAGGCGTTATTCAACATCAAGTTACCTCAGATTCTGAGATAGCCGACATGATGAACATTTGCCGTAACAAGATTCTAGAGAAGGCACGTGATCGTGGTGTTAACCTAGCAAATATGCTAGGCGAATACCGTCAGGCAGCTCGTCTGTTTGAAGATATAACGAAGAAATTCGTTACATTAGCGATTGCAGTGGTTCGAAAGGACCCCCGAGTCCTCGTCTACGGGCATTACTACCCTAATGGACGAAAACGGAGCAATATATCTCTACAAGAATCCAAAAGAATCTTTAAAGAGTATCTTGCTTTCGTTTACGGGATTAAGCCGTTAATGAAGGACATTGAAGATAGCATCGTCGCTATAAAAGGCGCCGCTGAATATTCACGTCCCTCTGAGTTTCTAGAGGCTTATACCTCTAGAAAGGCTTCTGCCATCACATCTGGACCCAGTGACATCGCTTACGGCTATAATTGGCTGCAAGAATATAACTGGAAATCTGGAGTGAAGGCTCAAGCTCAAATTTATTACCAGAATGATCTTCTGAATAATACTCTTGCTCGTTACGGTATGACTAATGCCTATTCGCTCGCATGGGAATTGACAGCTTTCAGCTTCGTATATGACTGGTGGGTTAACGTAGGCGAGTTTCTCGCTTCGTTAGACAACAGTCTATATTTCGATGGCATGAGCAGTAAAATTCTCTATACGTCGAAAAAGCGTGTTGATAGCAAGGTTACAGTTTGTAATGGAAGCGCTAAATACTCTAATGATTACAGGGAACGAACCGCTCCCGTTTCATTAGGTACTATCGCCCACATACGCTATAAGCCTTCGATATCTTCCACGCACATTGCTAACGGCTTAGCCCTTATAGGGTCTAAACTCAGCAATGTGGCGCTTTCATCACATCGTCTTAAATGACATTAACCCGAGGTAACTCAAATGGCACAAGCTGCCGCTATCACCATCAATGATGGTCAAGCAACTCCCGTTGCAACAACGTTCAGTCCTGAGTCTGTGACTCCGGCTCTGTCTTCGTTCGCAGAACGCTCGAGCGGGGTATCTATTGGCTATAAACGCCTCAAGATCTCCAACTCGTTCGCATCTGGCAAGAGCACCGTTAATAAAGCTCGAATGACCATTGAATATCCGGTCACTTCACTTGTTAACGGCGTGACTACTGTCGCGTACACGCTCCGTGCTGATGTTAGCTACACTCTTCCGAGTGCAGCTACATTGGCAGAACGTAAGAATCTTAACGCGTTCATCAAGAACGGTCTTGCCCACACCCTTATCCAGGGTGCAATGCAGGATTTGGATCCTCTTTACTAAACCTCTAAGGCCTAACTAAGGAGAATCCAATATGACCAAATCCCGTAAGCTTAGCTTCGGGGCTCAGTTCTTTAGAAGTGAGCTTGGCGTGTTCTTGAAACTGTGCGAGGCTGTTAATACTCCTCGATCACAGGCCTGCTACATGATGGCCAAATACGAATGCTGGGAAGAATATCTTAGTCTGGCTATGCCGGATAGAGACTCTCCCGTATTTGCAGATGACTATCTTGTTAGTGAGGCAATGCGTAAAAATTCTAGACTCCCTGGGTTATGCATCGACCGTAAGGCCGTAGCGTACTCCAAGTGGCTCGAATCGGAACGTCATTGTCGGTCTACCAATGAACTTCTTCAATGTTATAGTCGTGGAGAAATTTCTTTTCCACCTATTACTGAAAGTGTCTTAACAAGGACGCGATCAATCATTGCAGATGTTCTCGGAAAGCTAACTCGAGAAAAACTCGAGTTTGCAGAAGCTAATTTCGGCTTCGGACCCGGCTCGACATCATCGACAAAGGGAAATGATGTTGTTCTTTCAAGAAAAATGGTGTCACGTTTCGACGTGACGCCTGGTTTGTACCCGTACTGGCGCTCACTGACCAGAGGTCCGTGGGCGACAGAGCTAAATGAGGTTTCCCTCAAGCACTCCAGTACGCTCAGTTTCGTTCCAAAAGATGCTAAGACGGATAGGCCTATTGATATTCAACCGCACGGTAACATATTCGTGCAGAAGGGTATCGGTAGTCTAATACGTCGGCAACTTAAGCTCTACGGTCTTGATCTAAAAATTCAAAGTTCGATTAATCAAGCTTTGGCTTCTAAGGCTCATCTCA